CCGACGCAGACCTGAAGGATCCGACCGACTTCTTGGTCGCCGGTCGCGGAGGCGAACTGCTCACAGCGATCAACGACTCGCACGTGCCAGACAACCCACTGGTGCAGCATGTCGCCGATGATGCCGGCATCGCCGACTTGATCGCCGACCACGAGAACCCGAATCCGCACGGTATCTCGACGTGCTGGCCATGTGTCGACCGATACCTGGGCGGAGTTCGCTCGGGAGAGCTGACGATTGTCACCGGCCACACGAACTCGGGCAAGTCTGCGTTCGTGACGAACCTCGCGACTCAAGTCGCGGCCGGCGGTACACCAGTCGTGTCGGCGTCGTTCGAGATGACGGCAGTCGACTACCGCTGGCGCGTACTCCAGCAGATCGTGCGCAAGTATCCACACGCGCGCGCCGATGGATCCGGGCTTGCGATGACGACCTCCGAGCGCGACCTCGGAATCGAAGTCATGCGCGAGCTGCCGCTGTACATCGTGAATCACTTCGGCGGGATGTCTGTCGCGACCTTCATCGACCTGATGCGATATGCTTCGCGTCGCTACGGCGCGCGAGTGTTCGTGCTCGATCATCTGCACTTCATGGTGCAGTCCGCCGGCGACAAGGAACGGTTCGCGCTCTCGAACGCGATTCACGAACTCAAGACTGCGACCATCGAACTGAACGTCGCCCTCATGCTCGTCGCGCATCCATCGCGTCATGCGCGAGACAAGGAATCGCCCGACGGTACGGATCTGCATGGTTCGGCGTCACTCGAGCAGGTCACCGACAATCTCGTGACCGTCGCACGCAAGCGCGATGCGGAGAACGACAACTACGGCACGGCCGTGGTCGCGGTGAAGAAACTCAGGCGCGGACGCTCGGGACGGCTTGGGTCGTTCGAGATGTCGTTCGACCGCGCTGCCGAGAGTTTCCGCGACCCAGAGGCGAAGGACTACCACTACGCGGCCCGTGCATCGGGCTCGAATCAGGAGGACGACCTTGGGCTCTGACAGCGCGCCGATGTTTATCATCGTACATGCGACGCAACTCGCACACTGCGCCACCTGTGACGCCGAGGTCGTCATACCAGCGCGCGACGACCGGACGGCACCGCCGCAGGTGACATGCATTCAATGCGCACTCGGACGAGGTGACTCGTGATGCGCACGGCGTGCATTCTCTTCGTCGCCTCGGCGATCGCGTGCGCATGTATGGCTCCGATCTACGGCCGGCATTGGTACCGATCCGGACCGGCGTCTGGCTTTCGACCGTTCGCAGTAGGAGGACACCGATGACTAACGAAAAGCAGATCCGGCGCGACGAGATCCGTAACCGGATCCGCGCAATCCAGGGCAAGGCTCCCGTCGCCGTCGAGCCAGTGACGCGCGACGACTGGGCCTACGTCGTGATCTCGACTGCCGACGGCCCGGTCGTGCTCGCGAACGATGGCGTCGAGCTCGACCACGAGCCAGGCGTCGCCACGATCTGGCGGTCCGAGATTCAGTCGTCCATGGATGCCGTCCCTCCGGAGTCGCGCAAGGCATGGCTCTCGGACTTCGTACGGATCCGACGCGTGTTCGGCGATGCGACGATCGAGTCCATCGGACCAGTGAGGGACCGATGATCACCTGTCGCCTGTGCGATCAGTTTCCAGCCTACGGGTCGGTCTACTGCCCGGCGCATGAGACCACGGTCACCACGTCGCTTCCCAAGGCGGACGACGTCGTGGATGTCCAGGCCGCGATCGGCAAACGCATGGACGCACTGCGGACGATGCTACTCGCGAAGAATCGCGCCTACGGGAACTCAGCGACTGCTCCTGTGCGGATCTTCTCAAGGGCTTCCGCTGACGAGCAGCTCAGGGTGCGGATCGACGACAAGCTCTCCCGCCTGGCGAAAGGCCAGGCCGATGCCTTTGGCGAGGACGTCGTCGTCGACCTCATCGGGTACTTGGTGCTGATGCTCGTGTTCCGCGACTTGCAGTCCCAAACGTCACGCCGGTTTTGATATAGCGCCGACTTGGCTACCATCGACCCATGCAGACCAGAGTCCACGACTATGGCACCGGGTGAGTGAACAAGCGTTCTTCGTCGGTAACTTGTGCTTCACCTCCACCGAGGACGACGTCATCAGTGCGTTCGGCGCACTCGGCCTCAAGGTCTCTGTCGTCGTCCTGCCCAAGGACGCAGACGGGCTGCGTAACCGTGGCTTCGGCTTCGTCACGGCGCTTTGCAGCGACCCGCTGGATGCGATCGAGCGGCTCTACGGCACCGAGATCGGAGGCCGCCGGATCCGTGTCGAGGTCGCGAAGGAGCCCACGATCAAGACCATGGGCAGTCGGGTATGGTAGCCACGTCGACCGTTAACCGGCGGCGCGGAGGCAAGCGCGGCAGCCACGAGGGCTCGATCGAGCGCCGCGCGAAGGCGCTTGAGATGCGCAAGTCCGGCATGACCTACCGGGCGATCGGCAAGGCGCTCGGCGTCTCGCAGTGCATGGCGCACAAGGACGTGCATCACGTGATCGACATACTCGCACGCGAAGCACGAGAGACAGCCGAGGCGATTCGCGAGATCGAGCTCGAGCGGCTCGACGCCATGCTCGCGGCACTCTGGCCAGCGGTCGAGGCAGGCGACACGTCTTCGATCTCGACCGCGCTGCGAGTCGCCGAGCGACGTGCCAGACTGCTCGGCCTCGATGCGCCAGTGAAGCAAGAAGTCACCGGCGCGAACGGCGGACCGCTCTCGTTCATCGAGGCGGCGAAGCAGTTCGCCGATGCCGCACGGGCACGTGGCGACCAGTCTACCTGATGTCCTGGCGGCTGGGCGCGCAGACCCAGCCGGGTTCGTCGAGCGCGTGCTCGGCTCACCGCTCTGGTCGAAGCAGCGTGAAGTCGTGAATGCCGTGTTCCAGGACGGCGCACGCGTCGCCTGGAAAGGCGCGCCGGCCGCAGGCAAGACGTACACGTCGGCGAATGCCATCATCGCGTTCTTCCTCCTGCATCCCGGCTGCAAGGTGATCACGACTGCGCCGTCGTTCACGGCCGTGGCGACGAATCTGTGGGGACAGATCCGCTCGATCTGGGAGCGACTGCCGCGCGGGACGGGCGCGACACTGACGGAGACTCGACTCCGCGGCGGTCCGGAGTGGTGGGCGATGGGCATGTCGACCGACATCGAGGAGCGCTTCAAGGGTCACCATGCCGAGCACATGCTCGTCGTCGTCGACGAGGCACCGGGACTACGGCCGTCGATCTACCGTGCGATCGAGGCGCTGCGCTCCGGCGGTAACGTGCGGGTGTTGCTGCTCGGGAACCCGACGATCACAAGCGGCGAGTTCTACGAGGCGTTCACATCCAAGCGCGAGACATGGACGACGATCACGACCGGCGCATTCGACACGCCGAACCTCGAGGGCATCTCGCTCGAGCAGTTACTCGCGATGGCACCAGAGGAGCTCGCAGCGAATCCGGTCCCGAAGATCACGACCCGCCAGTGGGTACGCGACCAGTACCACGAGCTCGGGCCGGAGCATCCGATGTGGCAGGCAAATGTGCTCGCGGAGTTCCCGACGGAAGCAGAGAACGCATTGATCCCGCTCGGCTGGCTGGAGCAGGCGCGCTCGCGGGAGCCGGCCATCGCGGACGACGACCCGCTCGTGGCGGGAATCGACGTGGCCGAGGGCGGCGAGGACGAGACTGTGCTCGTCGTCCGTCATGGGCCGGCGATCCTGTCGATGCAGTCGTGGAAGCGAGCGGCACAGGGCGAGGTGCTCGCAGCACTGGCGCAGTATCGAGGCTCCGGCCTGACCGTGCAGTACGACTCGATTGGCGTCGGAGCGTACTTCTCGACTCCACTGCGGGATGCCGGATTCCGATGCGTCCCGGTCAACGTCGGCATGGCTCCGTACTCGCGCGAGCGGCACGTGAATCTCAAGGCCGAGCTCTACTGGGGACTCCGCGAGCGGTTCGCTCGAGGCGAGATCTCGGGCCTTCGCGACGAGCGAACGATCGCGCAACTGGCTTCGCTCCAGTACGATCACGACTCGTCGGGACGCACGAGGATCGAGTCGAAGGACGCCATGAAGAAGCGTGGGCTCAAGTCGCCCGATCGAGCAGAAGCGGTCATGTTAGCGTTCGCGGGGTCTCGTGCGCTACAATCGGCATCGGTACGATCGCAGATCGCGATCTAGAGCATCGTCCATAGTCCACCAGCAGGCGCAGTCATACCTGGACTGATACAGAGGGCTCGGGCACGGATCGCTGGCGCACTCGGTAGCGCAGACCGCGCTGCGGTGCCGTCGTTGTCGACCGCTCTTACCGTCGAGAAGCGTGCGACGCCGCTGAACCTAGCGACGTCCCTCATGCGCTCGCTCGACTACGGAGCCGACGGACGACTACGCAACGCGTACCTCCAGTCCGTGTCGGTGTATCGCTGCGTGAACCTCCGAGCCGACGCAATCGCGCAGGCTCCGTTCGCGCTCTACCGTGGCCAGGACAAGATCGAATCGCACCCGCTGCTCGATATTCTGAGGAACCCGAACCCGCTCCAGACTGAGTCCGACTTCAAGCAGACCCTCGTGACGCACCTCCTGCTTGCAGGCAACGCGTACCCGTACGTCGATCAGCTCGACTCGCGTGGCATGCCGCGCCAGATCGTCCCGCTGGTTCCCGGCTCCATGCAGCCGGACCGGCCGACGACGAACCTATACGACCTGCAAGGCTGGATCTATTCTCCGCCGGGTGGCGGCGGGCGTGTCACGCTCTCGACCGACGAGGTGATCCACATCAAGCACTCGGTCGCACCAGACGACCCGGTGATCGGCGTCGGTCCGCTGCACGCGGCACGCGTCGTGATCGAGACGGACTTCCTGGCAAGCGTGTACAACCGCGCGATCTTGCGTAACTCCGGTGCGCCGGCTGGCATTCTGAAATGGAAGGGCCAGGGCCGAGCTGACGAGGAAGAGCTGAAGGCGATCCGTCGCGACTGGGCTGCGCGCTTCGGCGGGCCGCTCAACGCCGAGTCGATCGCCGCTCTCGGTAGTGACTTCGACTATCAGCCGATCGGGCAAAGCGGGAAGGACATGCGCTTCCGCGAGATGCACGATGTCTACCTGC